TCCATTAATGTTAGCCATGAGTCTTTACCTCTTTAAAAACTATCAATTGTCGCTTTTGCGACCACCAAAACTAACCCGACTCTGCCTGTCACTATGCATTGGCATCGAAGGGTGTTGCTCTTTCATCATGTCTTGGTCAACAGCAGTCATTTGTTCGCGGGTCCGGATCCCGTAATACTCGGATCTTTCTTGTGCTGTTTCCGCAGGAATCCGGCAAAGCATTAAGCCTCCCTGACCTATTACTCCTGCGTGTTTACCCTCGTCAATGACGGGGTACTCGTAGTTCGGATACTCTTCCGCTCGAACCGGTTCCCATCCCTCACGCAAGCGTGTGTGGACGTTCATCGTGTCCTCTTCGTTACGGATCGAAGTCCGAATCCAACGATGTACATAGCCCTCTGGGGCTGGTGGTGCTTCCAACCGGCTTGGTGGAGCCCACGGTTTTCTGCGCGTTTCTTCTTCGCGAGTCTCTTTCGCACGAGGTGTGCGCTTCTGTGCTTCAGTCATATCAATTCTCCTCAGTCTTTAACGTATTTCGCATACTCTTCAAGCGGAACGCCAAGCTTGTTGGCGATAGCCACCTGAGATGGACTGAGCTTGACCTTTCTGCGCCCTGCCTTATTACGGGATGCCGAGGTGTCAGCAGCGGCGACCTGACTACCTCCCGATTTCTTGCCTGCAAAACGGTTCGGGAATTCCCGACGCATTCTGGAATCTATCTCATTGTAATACTCGTCTGACGTAGGATCAAATCCTTCTTCCTCAACGAGTTTACGATGTATACCAAACGCGGCATAAGTCATGACTTCGTCCTGACCAAACCACTCATTCTTTTCAGCCCAACTCTTGGCCTTTGGATCAGGCTCTTGTGGCTGTTGTGGTTGCTGAACCTGCTGCTGATAGCCTTGCTGTTCTGGTTGTTGCTGAACCTGCACGCGCTGCGCACTTTGCTCCTGACGCTCTTTCGCCATGCGATAACGCTCTTGCTCAATCGCAATCTGATTCAGCTGCTTTTGCGCCTCGAACATCGCGTCAACATCACCGCGATCATGCGCATCACGGTACGCATTCTTTGCTGTCGCTTCTTGTGATTGCAGACGGGTGCCATACTCGTTCAGATAACCTGTGTCCAGGTTCTGCATACGAGACTTCAGCTTTTCGTTTTCGTCCCGAAGTTGCTGGGCAAATCGGACCGCTTCTTGCCGATCTCGTTCTTCTTGCCGATATTTCTCGGTAAGCTTTTTGATCCGCTTCTGGACATTCTTGCTGTAGTTTTCGAGTTCGTCTCCTGACTCCTCAGAAGTTCCTGAATCTCGTTCAGACGCTTCTGCACTCGTCTCTTGAGGAGCAGAGTCTTTATCGGACTCCTCCTGCTCAGGAAGATCAATCTCGACCTCTTCGATTTCGTTCTTCGCTTCTTCAGACATTCATCACATCCCCAGGTTCTAAAATAGTTGCAATCACTTCATCATCATTGATGATTCGGATCTCTCCACCATCAATCTTGAACCGTGAACCAGAATACCGGCCAATACATACCCACTGACCCTCAGTACACCAGGGCTCACAGTTTTCACCAAATTTGCTTGGATCCTTGTAAGCAAGCGGTCCAACCTTGAGCACATACGCAACAACCGTTGCAACAGACTCACGCTGAACAACTTCATCCGGCAGGATAATTCCGCCATCGGTTTTCTTTTTGCCCTGAAACGGCATAACAAGAATCCGCCAACCAGTCGGTTGAGGCAGTCTTTCTTTCAAAGATTTGCTTAAAAGGGATGGATCAAGAACGCGCTTATCTTCAGGAACGTAAGCCTCTTCAACAGAGGGCTCATCGTTCTTCGGCGTCTTGACTTCTTCTGCCGCTAGACTAGCGGCTACGTGCTCCGGCACCAGTAAGGAGGTCTTCGACATCGTCTTCATTTTTCTCCAGCAGGGACTTTATTTCTGCAATGGCAAAAGAGACGCCCTGAAGCTCTCCTACCATTCCGCGGTACTGCTCATAATCCTGAGCGGCACCGTACGCCAATTGATCGCGTAAATCATTTTCACGCTCACGAAGCACTTTATACAATGCTTGTGAGAATTGCACAATATCCATTATAAAATATCATGTTCCGAGCCGTCGTCAGCGTCCGTAATAGGACCGCCCTCCGCCCAGCTGTCACACGTATGCTCCGCGTTGCACATAAATTTGTACATCTGACAATAACCTAGATTCGGGTTGTTGCCCATGCACTCCATCATGTCATGAGTTTGATTGAAGGCCGCGCACGTTCCACATACTTCTGTTATACGAAAGCTGGTGCTTCCTTCGAGGTCACGGTAGTTGGCTTCTTCAACAGCTTCTTGCTTATTCTCTTCGTTGACTTCTGGATCTTGCGTCGCGACAGGGCAGGTCATGCCCTCGTCGTTTTCTTCCATTTTGTCAACAGGCATGCCGCCCAGTGAAATGACAAGATTGATCATTAGAAGGTACCTTTAAAACCTTTGCCAGACATTTGAACGCCCTTGCATCCACGGACCATGCCGCCTTCTGCAAATGTTTCAACTTCTCTGTCATCGCCACGGCGCTTGAGCTTTTTCTTTTCAGGCTTCTTTGGCTCATTTGCTTCTCGGATCCGGCGCTCTTCTTCAAGTGCCTGAATTAAAGGGTCATCAGAAATAGGCTCTTCAACCGGCGCTGGGCGGCGAACACGACCGCCTTCGTTAAAACCTTCAACACCACGGCCTTTTAAAATATCTGCCTTGGTCACTTTTCCATCCTTGTTCAAGTCTGGGAAACTTTTCTTACTTGCCACGTTTTTTCTCCAAAAATCCTTCAACTGCGCCTGAGCCGAAATAAAAGCCCAAAATTACAAGCATCGCATAATTAATAGTAAACTGGTCCATGATCTTTGTCACGGCATCTGGATCACCACTACCTGTTAGCGTCATCACAAGGACTAACACATAGCTACCCAAAAACGTGATGCCAAACATCAATGCAAGCCAACGCTGCGCAATTTTAAAGGGCGCATATGCATTCATCAAATCAATACGCGCTTTTGTTTTCGCAGCAATCTCCTCTTCCGTAGAGGTATGCATCGAGTCAATAAGGTCTAAACCTTTTTCAATAACTTTGTCTGATCCAAGAATTTTGCCGATGGTTCCAAGCATCATGCACCTCCGATATTGTGGTTGGTCTGAATGCAGACCGCTTCATAATTTATTTTTGGTTGTGGTGCAGATTGCATTACAACCTCACGCGCCTCAAAACAAATTTCCATCGTTGGAAACGGGCCTTGTGGTGCGACCAAGTACCGATCAGTTTCCAAAACAATCAAAAAAAGCATCCACATACATCACCCTTTTAGTTCTCCGACAGCCCACAAAAACGCTGCAATAACTGCAGCCGATGCGACTACCCCACCAACAATAATGGCGATGTCTTGATACATTTTTTGTTTTTTAAGTTTTTCTCTTGTTGCAGCGATTTTCGCTTGCTTTTCTGCTTCTCGCCTGTCCCGCACAAACTTTTGATAACCGTCCCAATGCCCGGTCCATTTCAAAATTTCAACAATCTCAGCCCACTTTCGCTCTAACTCTACGTGAGCCGCGTACAGTTCTAGGTCAGACTTTTCAGGATTTTGTTTAGCCGCCTGCTCGACGGCTTTCTTTGCGGTCATCATCTTGCCGATGCCTGCAAAGATCTCACTGATTTCACCTGCGTTTTGTGCTGCTGTTTTAACTACAGCGTAACTCGCATTAAAGGCGGCGAGTGCAGTGAGTGGGTCCATATTCCGTCCTATGTCTGTCGTCGTTGCATATTCTGCCTCTGGAGATTAATCCTCTCCATGTTCACATCTGCGCGTTGATCCGCGATTTCTTCTTGAGACTCAATTCTAGCAGCATCAGTCGCAGCTCGCTGTATCAATTTTTGCTCTTCAAGTTCCATGCGCTCACGGTCCAGCTGTGCCTTGCGGTCAGACTCGGCTGCACGGATTGCCAACTCTTGCTGACGGATCTGGACCAGCGGATCTTCGTTCTGACCCATTGGGTTAATCTGCTGCATCAACTCTGCCGTGAACTGCGCTTCCAACTGCGCCACACGACGATCAGATGTTGCTGGGTCCATTTGCGCCGCCATCTGCTGAACGCGTGCCGTAGCATCCGCCTCACTGATCTGGCCTTGCTGGAAAGCCATCTGAATCTGCATGTTCTCTTGGTTAATCTGCTCAAGCTCTTGGTTCACAATAGCCCGCGCCTTCATCGAGATGTGTCGGAACATATGCTCGAGAAGATTTGCCTGGACTTGAGGCGCTGCCTGAACAATAGGTAACGCAAAGAAAGCGACGTGCGTCGCGATGTGTGCATCATGATCCTGTTCAGGAAACGGTTGGATTGGGAGACCTTTTGCTGCCTTGCCATTTTCAAACGCTGGATCTTCCGGCATTGGCTGCGGGGGCGGAGGTGGTGGTGGCAAAATTTGCTCAATATTTTGCACTTCGAGGGCTTCATACATCCTCCGGTACGCTTCGTACAAATTGTGCATCTGCGGATTAGATTGCGCCAATTGCAGCTGCGTTTGCGCCAATGTGACACGCTGCGCCATTGAGAAGATGTTCGGGTCAGACACCGGCAGAATATCAATCCGGTCGTCAAAGTCTGCAGCCATAATCTGCTGCTGACCGCCCACAACTTCGTACGGATACGTTTGCGGCATGTTGTCACGGATTACACCAGACAACAGACGGAACTCAATCTTCTGCGCATAGTGCAACCGCTTGTGGATTGCACTCATCACCTTCATGCCACGCTCAAGGAGCGCGACCGTTGTGCCTACTGGCTGTTGCTGAGAACCCGGTGAAGCGATCTGATTGTCGGCAATGGAGACGAAACGCCGCCCAGATTCAATAAGTACTCCCAAAAGCTGCGCCAACGTGCCCGACGGTTCTTTGAACGGGAGCGGGATAATTGAATTCCGTATGTCTCCGCCAGGAGCATCAATATCCCGGAACTCACCTGGGTTAAGCGGCTCGTCATCATTACGTATGCGAATTCCGCGTGCTTTGAATCCTGCCGGTAGGTTGGATAATGTTCCTGCATCGATCAACTGCCTCAAGATGCTGGTCGCAGCTTTGCCCAATCCTCCGATCATGTGGATCAAGCCGAAACCATAAAAGCCTAAACCTGGAAGGAACTTGTAATGAACGAAGAATTGCTTCTTGCGCTTCGCTGGGTCACCTTCCGCATAGTTTCGACGGATCGACAAAATCTGACCGCTACCTTGGTCAACAGTAACGATATACGGCAGTTTGATCCCCGTCGGTTCGCCATTTTGATCCAGATCCTCAAAGCCTTCAAGATCTAAATCAACATGCATTTCAAGAATAGTATGCATGTCTTCTGTGACGGTTTTATCAATGCCTTCTAGATTCCGAATTTTTTCCTTAACCGTGTCAAACTCTTGTTCATAGTCGCCTGAAAGCTCAATATCTCGGTATACGCCAACAACTTGTAGCTTGCGTACTTGATTCTCGTCCATGCGAAGAACGTGTGTAATGCGCGACGCAGTCGCGAGATCTGTTGCTGTATACGGGACAACCAAGTCTTCCGCAGCAATGAATCGAGAAACGGGTCGTTGTTTTGTTTCATCAAAGTACACCTTCTTAAATGTTGAACCACTGAGCGGTAAATAGAACAACATCTGATCCGTGTCCGGATCAAACTCTTCCATCACCTCAGTAACCATGTAGTTCATGAAATCTTTAACACGCTGAGACTGCGCCTCACGCTCCGGAGTCTCCGCACCAATAATCTGAGTCTTGACTGGACCGCCAGATGGCAGCAGTTCTTTGTACGACTGTGCTTGGAACTGAGTCACTGACTCGGCAATCAAGGGGTGTGTAACACTTGATGCGCCTTGGAATGGCTGGGTGCGCTCTTCATATTTGACGCCCAGCAGATCAAGGCCCCTGGTGTAGCCTTCTTCCCACTCGGACCGCGATTCTTTGTCTTCTTCAAAGTTCTGAACCAGCTCTGACGACAGCTCGCCAAGCGTTGCATCGTCCAGAACTTCAGCCAAGTTTGCGTTGTGGTCGTATTGTTCGACCATAACTTCCGCACCTTGCATTTCCTGCAGTGCCTGAATGATCGCGCCACCTTGGCCGTCATCCATGATTTCAGCACCTTGCGAAAAATCGTTTAGTTGTGGGAGTTCAACTTCTTGGCCGGGGACCGCTTGAAGCGCGGGATCCACCTGCCATAGTCATACTATCGACAAAGTCATCGTGATCGCCATGCGGAAACGCCGCACATTCGTCAATCACTTCCTCAGCAAACCGTTTTTCTGGCGCCCAAACCATGCCAGCCTCAAACAACGGTGCGACAGTATGCATGCGCGTTACTTTATCACGACCCTTGCCGGGAGTGTAATTCATCACAGGAATACCTGTCCGACGAAGCTCGTCCGTCAATGGCGTGCCCGAGGCTTTGGCCTCAATAATCACCATATCCGGCTCCCAGTAATCATGTTCTTCTAAGGCGACCTGTTTTAATTCCGGAAAGTTATAACGACCACGCTTGGCGTCGAGCAAGATAATGTGATCGGGACCGCCTTCCTCGGGCTCGAACACACCCCAAGTTGTAATCGCGGAGTAGTCGGCGGTTTCTTTTTTGGAGAATGCGGTGTCGTAGGACTGCATAATATACTTA